ACTTGAATTGTCAGCCACTTCTGGGCTATTCAGATACTAGGCGAATTGTAATACGCAGCTTACACGCCAGTTATAAGCTGGAGGTGCAGAGTCAATTTATATTCGCAGACTACCACTATGCGATACTTTTATTATACCACTAGATATAGTATGTCAAGTTTATTCTTGTACTAAACCTTGTACCCTACGACCTCTTCTAGCAGGTCCAGTTATAGGTGAAAAAGTACTTGCTTCTTCTGACTCTAATCTTCTAATTTCTTCTCTCTCTTCAGCAGATGCAAAGACTTGTGCTTCAACAAATTCTTCAATATCAAAACCTTCTCTTTCAGATAATCCTGATGCTGTCAATTGTCCTTCTGCAACTTCTTCTTCTGCTCCTCTAAATCTTCTTGTTAATGCAGCTAATCTTGGAACTTCTGTTTCTGCTGCTGCAAATAATTGTCTTGCTTGTCCTTGTGTTAGTCCTGCTCTTTCTAATGCTTGAACTTCATCTGGACTTAAATCAAAACCTCTAGATGCTGCCTCTCCACCAATTTGTGCTTGTGTTATTCTTCCTTCTAATAGTGCTTCACCTACTGTTGGGTCTATAATTGATGCAAATATTTGATTGTCAGTTAGATTCATACCAAAGTTTGTTCTGTAATATTCTTTAACTGCTGGAATATTTTCTGTTATTCCTGACCTTGCTGCTTCTACTCTTGCTCTAAATTCATTAGGAGCAATTCCTTTTTCTATTAAAGTACCAAATGTGTCTTGAAAGTATTCAGGATTTAAACCATAATCTTCTACAGTTAAACCATAACTTTCTTTTACTGCTGCATAATCTTGTTCGCTAAGCCTTACAGTTCCATCTTCTCTTGTATTTTTAGGAAATACTTGTGCATACTCTGAACTTTTTCTTACTTCTGCTATAGCTATATCATTACTTTGAGTTTGAGAAAATGCGTTTACATATATCTGAATTAAAGATTCTGGTAACCATGGTAATAAAGCTCTAGCTTCTCTTAAAAATTCATCCATTATATTATTCTCCTAACTCCTCCACCACCAAATTGACCTACCATGCTAGATAAAACTTCGTTCTTTATCTTTTCTGACCCACCATCTTTTAATCCTTCTTTATATAACATTTCAGTTGCTTTACTTATGTCATTACTTTTAACAACATCTTGAAATAATGTAGAACTTTCATCTAATGTTCCACCCCAAGTATTTGTAGTAAAACCTCTCCAAGGTGTTGCCATTTCTTCGTAGGTTAAACCATCTATGTAACTTTCTCCAAACAAACCTTGTAACATATTCATCATTTTTTCTCTTATATTAATTTCTGCATCTGGGTCATTTCTAATCATACCTGCCCATGTTTGTAGTTGAGAGTCTGATATATTAGCACCAAATACTGGTCCTAATATTTCTTTAGAAAGTCTTTTAATTTGTGATTCTCCTGCTCTAGTTGTATCGTAATCTACTTCTCCAGATGTAATAAAATTATCTAACTCTGTATCTAAATTTGCTTCTAATGTAGGGTCTGATAATATTTCTATTTGGTCTGCTAAAAAAGGTTCTGACCATAAACCAGTAGTAAATTTTTCTGATACCCAATTAACTAATTCATCAGATGGATTATTAATACCTGATTGTTCCATTAAATTTTTTATAGCTAATCTATCGTTTTCTATTTTATTTTGTGCATCAGCAGTAAGGACATTTGTAAAATCTGTTGAACCAGATTGTGCTAAAAGCAACCAATCTTTTTCAGCTTGTGTATGTGTTCTCCACCATTCAGTAGATTGCCATTCTGCATCAGTTACTGTTCTTCCTTCTAGTGTTGCTTCTGCTAATAATTCAACCATTTCTGCATCATTTAACCATGGTCTTATTTTTGATTCTTTAGCAACAGTATCTACAAAAGAAACCCAAGGACTTTGACTAGGGTCATATATGTTTGGGTTTGCTAATTCTAGTGCATCACCAAATCTAATAGAACTTGCCCATTGTTCAGCAGTAGGTGTTTTAATACTTTTCTCTACCTCTGAAAATTCAATAGGACCAAATATATTTTTCAAATCTTCTAAACTAGAATCGTAATATATTGGAGTTCCTGTTCCTGGAATAAAATATACAATGTAATAATTGCCATCTACATTCCAAAACTCTGCTCCTGTTGGTATTGGTGCTACTGTAGCTCCTTCTTCGCCAAATCTTCCATAACTAAAACTGGTTGAACCAGCACCAAAATTTGCATCTACTTCTTTTTGACCACTACTTGGTAAAGTACCATCTGGTCCATATAAATTTAAAGTAGACAAATCTACATCAGGATTTACTAATGTGTCTCCTGCACTTTCTTTTTCTTGATACTCTTCAGCGATAGTTTTACCTGATGCTTGTACCTGTGTATCTATAATTTCTTGTGTAATAACACCAGCACTTCCTACATCTTGCCAGTAACTACCATTAAAAGACCCACCTTGTCTTTGTGCTGTATAATAATCAAACTCTGCTTGTGAATTAACAAATACTCTATTTTCCTCTTCATCTTGAAGTATTCTTCTTTCAAAACCTGGTTGTGCTATAAATACATAATCAGCCATTACTGAACCCTTGCACCTGCGTTAGATAAATTCTTATATAATTTTGCATAAATATCGTTAATTTTTTGTTTCTCTTTACTATCATACTCTATTTTTACTGGTTTATCAGCAGTATCTTGTGCTACTACCTGTATTGGATTTCTACTAAAATTAGACATTTCAGAACTTGTAATAGGATATGATTTTTGTGCATTAGAAATATTTTTCATTAAATTAACCATTATATTATTTATATCACCATTATCTTGTTTTGGTTCCTGTCCTTTAAATTGCATTGGTGGTACACCTGCTCCTGCTCCTAGTCCTACAGATATATCCACACCTGCTTCTTGACCTTTTTTAAATTCTTTTACAGCAGCTTTTTCTGCATAAGCTGTAGGCATAAACATTTCTGCTATATTAAATGTTTTTATAGCTTTTTCAAAATTTATATTATATGGTTTTTCTTGTACTTGTCCTGGTATGCCAACAGAAGATAGCATACTATTGTACATCTTTACACCTTGATTATATATAATTGTTGGTATCTCATCTACTTCATTTGTAGAAATAGCAGCAACAGCTAAAGCTAATACTCCTAATTCCCACACATCTATAAAATCTATAACTCCACCTGGTGTAGCAACATTTTTACTTATTCTTGCAGTATTCTTTTTAACTTGTTTTTTAAAAGCATCTTCTAATGGGAGTTCATCAACAAGATTATTTACATTATCTATAGCTTCTGACTTATTCATTACTACATCATCTACTACATTTGTAGGTGTGTCTGTAAAAGTATTTACTCCTGTTTTATATATACTGTTATCTGGTAATTCATCATAAGTAATTGCATTTATTCCTATAGAATTAAAAAACTTTTTAATGTTACTTTGAGTTGTTGAAGTTCCTGGTGCACCACCTGGATAAGTATAGCTGTCTAATCCTATTATTCTTGTACCTGGTTCTCCTAGCTTTTCGCTAATAGTTCTTTCTACATTAAAATTTTTATTTCCTTCTAACATATCTGTTAGTAATTGCTTCATTGAATTATATGCGTTATCGCTATTTGTTAATTGAACTTTATTTCCATCACCTGTGCTTGTTAGCATTGGATTAATAGGAACATATATTTTTTGTCCAGTTTCTTTTGCAACATCTATTAATGCTTGAAGTCTATGATTACCTTCAGGTATTTGTACATTACCTGCTTCATCAACAATAACACCAAATACAACTCCACCTTCATAAGCAGTATCATATAAATAACCTTTATCTAATATTGTTTTTTTTATATTATTTATTCGTTCTAAATTTCCTTCTGCTTTTCTATCAAACTGAATAAATTTTTCTATATCTTCAACATTTGCATAAGCAATATTTACGCCTGTAGGCGTAGTATTACCACCCATAGTTCCTGATAATTTAATATCATCTACTACATTTGTAGGTGTGTCTATAGAAGATATGTCATTAAAAAAGTTTTTACCATCAGCACCAAATTGTCTTGGATTATTGTATGTTTTTATAATTTCTATATCGCCATTTTCTCTTAAAATACTTGCTTGTAAGCGATAATCCTCGCTTGGAATTAAACCTTCAATATTTCCTTCAGGTGGTATTATTTCTAATGTAATTTTGTCATTTGTATTACCTATAAATCTTTCTTCTAATATAGGTATATCTTCTCCCCAATTATTAACATCTTCTAATGCTTTTCTAGCATCTGCCCATTTAATACCTTTTTGTCCAAAATCATCTACTAATTTAATAGTGTTATCTTCAGCCATTGTTACCTTCATTAGGTGATGGTATGTTAGCTATACTAGATGAGTCATAATTAAACAAGTTTTTAAATTCTTTAGATTTAACTTGCATATAAGAATTAACATAAGCACCTATTGCATCAGTAACGCTTTCTAAGTCTCTATCTATTTTTTCACCTTTTGTAAAAGGTACTACATGGTCTTTATATGCGTTCCATTTGTTTAATGGGTCTCCATCAGTTCCAAAAGATTTAGGATTATCAGATAATCTTTTTATATAATGTGCAACAAATTGTGAAGCAAATTTTTCGTTATTGTTTATTTTGTCAATAAATTCTTCTTGTTTATACTTTTTACCAATTTTGTCAAAAAACAATTTTAATGTTTTATCAGGTTTTTCTTTATCTCTATTTTCATAAAACCCTTCTACATTAATTTGATACACACCATAATCTTTAGTTCCATTACTATTTGTTCCAATAACATTATTATTTAATCCAGATTCAAAAGAAGAAGTCATAATTAATAATGGTATTAAAGCATCACTAACACCAAAGCCTTGTAAGTATTCTACTAAATCACTTATTCGTACAGAAACAGCCATTACCCACCTAATGATTTAAGTCTCATTATGGACTGACTAATATTTCCTACATTGTTTCTTGCTCTACCAACATCTTGTTGTCTAGCAAGCACACCTTCAAAATCTCCTGATATTCTTTCTTGTAATCTAGCAACTGCATCTACTTCTTCTGGTATAGGTTCTATGATTTCTTCTGTTTCAACTATTTCTATAGGTCTTTCTGTTAATGGTTCTACTGATGCTCTTCTTGTTTCTTTAACTGTAACTTCAGGTCCTTCAACAGACATTCTTGCAATAGCTTCATCACTATAAAATTGTTTTTGTTCTAATTCTTTTAATACTAATTCGTAATAGTTTCTTTCTTTTTTTGTAGCTTTTTTTCCTATAGAGTTAAATATTGCATCTACTGTTTGTAGTCTTGTAGCTTTATCACTTTCTCTATATTGGTTTGGTACATAAATCTCTTCACCAGGATTTAATAATTCTAAATCTATTGCTGTGTCATAACCAACACCTGTTGAAAAGTTAGATGCTGTCATAGCTTTTATTAAAGCATTTCTTGTCTCTCTACCTGGTCTCCCATACTCTTGACTGTATGCTTCCATATCAAACCATTGTGTTCTAACTAATCTATCTTGTAATGTTCTTATTTCATTAGGAGACAATTTATCTAACATAACATCTTCATCTCCTGGATAATACCAATTACCCTGTGGATTTAAACCTTGTAGATAAACATTAACATCTTGAAATTTTGGTGTGCCATCTTCGTTTTTTTGTCCTGTATTTATTAATGAGGGATAACCAAAAGGAGAAGTAGATGTGTAATTTACTCCACCACCTAATACAATATCTTGACCTGCTTTGCCTTCATCTTCAATTACTCCTGTTAAATCTAATGGTGGTGTTTCAGACCAACCTAAATTTTTATAGTTTTCTAATTGACTCTTTTCAATAGTTGTTTTTGAAACTGAACCATCATCTTCTAATTTATATACTGTTATCATACTTTCCTCATTATGGCGTATATTGATATTCTACTGTGGATAAGAACTTTGTTCTATATATTCCTGCAAAGTCTGGGTATTCTTCTACAATTTGTGCTCCCCAGTTAAATAAGTAATCACGCATAGCTTGTGCTGATTCTTGTCTTCCTAAATATTCTATTGCTTCATTTTCTGGTTTTAATACTTCTACACCACTTGTTGTAACTTTCTTCTTTTCATTTTGTATTTTTTCTATCATATACATAAAACCAACATTTTTATCATCACCATATAAAAACTTTTGCAATCCTTTTCCTGATTCAGTAGTAAGTATAAGCTCATCATTAGCTGCTTTCTTTAGTTCTTCAAATACAACATATCTACTTACTGGTTCTGTTTTAGGTAAATCTCTTGCATCTGTACCAAGTGGTACTACTTCTAATAAATTTGCTTTTATTAATGATAATTCAGCTTGTGCATCTTTTTCTGATATTCTGTTTTCTGCTCTAGCTTCTCTAATAGATTTAGATTGATAATTAAACATTATTCTAAAAAATGTTTCTTGTGCTCTTTCTATTTTTTCATCTAATGATAATGTTATTCTTTGTCCTTCATCTACTTGATTATAAAAAGAGTTAACATCTAATAAATCATACTCATAAACATTTGGTGCAAATAATGGAAATGTATATTCATACTCTTTTGCTTTTTCAGGATGTGCATTAAACCATTCAACTTCTTCTTCTGTTGAAGGCAAAGCTACTCCTAATGTTGTTGTATTTCCTTGTACTAAAACTACAGCAGTATATACAGCATCCATATCTTCTGGTGTGCCACCAATTAATGATGCAATTGTTTGATACGCTAAATACTCTTCTCCTGGTTCTACTTGATTTATAACTTGTCTAAACAAAGCAGTTATAACTGTGTTGGTAAAGTAATCATCATCATATTTACCAAACTCGTAATCAGCAGGCATTAAGGCTTCTAATACTTCTATTAGGTTTTCTTTATCTAAAAAGTCTGCTTGTTCTGCAAGTCTATCACTAAGTTGTAATTTATATGCAGCTTCTGCTCTAGGAGATGATGGAGCTATACCTTTGGCCATACTTTCAAATACATTTATTCTTGAAGCTAAATCTATAACATCTTTTTCAAATAAAACTCTACCTTCATCTGTTCTTGGGTCATAAGGCAAATATCCTTCAAACCATGCTTTAGTCATAATTTTAGATGCGTTAGCAACATCATTAGCCCAAGCCATATCATCTAAACTACCTTTTGTTCCTGTATTGTATGCTTGTTGCATATACACAGGTAGTTGCCCAATAGTTGCACCTTCTATTCCAGGGTCACCTAATCCATAAGGAAATATTGTATCTTCAATTTTTTGTGTCCATTGTGAGTCTGGCATAAACTTTTTAAGTGTTTTATATGCAAACCTCATAATAGGTCCTGGTCCTGGTAATGGTGATTGAGTAAACAAGTTAGCACCTTGTACAGGTGATGACAGTCTTAATTGAACATCTTCTTCAAAACCTGTCAAATCTCTATCTTCTATTCCATATACATACTCTGTTAAGTCAGTAGGAGCAGTAACATAAAACTTTTCTCCTGATACAGGGTCTGTATAAAAGAAACCATTGTTAGTACCTCTGTCTGTTGCTAGTTGTATTTTTCTAAGTCCTGCTGGATTTTTTGTTAACAATCTTGGATAGTTTAATATAATTTCTTTCCAAGGTTCTAAGAAAGGAAATACTAATCGTAATGCTTCAGCAACATATCCTTTTTGGTTTAAGTTATATAACAATCTATTGTGCATTTCTAATGAATACATTTTTGCAGAATCATTAATTTCATCTATAGATAATCTCATATTTTCTGGTATTTTTTTAATTGCTTTTTCTATAGAACCATGTTTTTTTATAGCTGCATTTTTACCAGCAATATACAGTTGAGCAACTTCTTCAGGAACTTTTGATTGTTTTATCAAATCATCAAAATGTTTTACAGATTTTAAATCTCCAAATGGTAATTGTGATGCAACATTTTGCCAATAGTATTGAGTGAATGTTGGTATTCTTTGTAATTCTGCATCAGGCAACTCTCCAAGGGTGTACCATAAATACTGAGAAACTTTATTAAAACCTTCAAATGTTTTACTTTTTATTTGTGGATTAGTTATCCAATCAGGTGCTGATAAAACATCTGGTGCTATATCGTATTTATCAGATAAAAATTGTCTTATTAAATTTTGGTTAGCTGGTGTCCATCTGTCAAAATCATTAAATGTAATAACCTTTCCTTGGTAATTTAATTGTCTATTTGCTATTAAAGCAAGTAATTCTTCATCACCTTTTGTTAAGTCCATAATCCATTGAACATAATCATCTACATATTTTTCTGCATCATCAAGTTTTACATAAGGATTCATTGGGTTACCATCAAAATCATATCTTGTATCATTCAATTGATTTCTAATTTTTGCAAGTGACCCATTCCAAAAACTTTGTTTTGTTTTTACTAAATCAGAACCATCTAATAACTCTTTAGCTATTGATTGAGCTAAATCGCTTTCTATTGGCCATCTTAAATTAAGTTGCCATGATGAAACATAATTTTCTTTTTTAGTTCCACCCTTTATAACTCTTTTCCAACTTTGTTGTGCAAATTGTTTTTGTGCTTGTTTACCAAATACATTTGTAGGCCTATCAGCAACTATACCTCTAACTATTTCATCATAAGCTCTTTTACTAGGTTTAATACCTTTTCTAAAATCTTGACCTAATATATCATTGTAATAATTAGAAAAAGCCCAAGTAGAAATAGGATTTTCTATCCAGTTATCTAATCCATCTAATCCCATTCTAAATTGACCTTCACCAAATAATCTAAGTGGCCATGCAATTCTTGTAATTAATTGAGCTCCTGTCCATAATTTTTGAGCTGGCCACAATACATCATCAATAAAATTTCTTGATGTTTCAGGTACAAAACTTACCAACATATCTACTTTTGGAACTACATTTTTTAATAAACTTTCTACAGGTAATTTTATTCTTGATGTTTCAGGCAAATCATCTATGTAATTTTTTGCAAGATTTACTAACTTAGTTTTACCAACATCAATGTTTGTGTATTTTTCAACTGTTGATAATGCTCTTCTTATATCTAATGGTTTTCCTAATGACCATAATTCATCAAAGTGTTGTCCAATATCAAATGGAGTAGGCATATCTATTGGCTTGCCATCTGGTCCAGGAATACTTCTCATACCTTTAAAAACTTTCTCTATTGGTTGTAAACCTCCACCTTCTGTTTTTCCTAAACTTGCCCAATAAGAACGAACATCATACTTATTAGTTCCTGATATTTTTATTTTTCCTTGTAACTCATCAAAGTAGTCATCTATTTTAGATATTGTTTTACTAGAAAAACCTTCTGACTTCATTAGCTCTTTAACTTGTAAAGGTAATTTTTCAAATAATATTCTTGACATTTCTGGTCTATTACCTTTTACAGATTTCTCTGCAAACTCTATAGACAATTGATTAGCAATATTTTTTGGTATTTTAAATTCTACTAACCATTGGTTAAATACTTTTACAGAATCTGTTGCATTATCATAAGCAGCTCCTGAGTCAGGTGTCCATTCACCAAACTTGGAGTAAGGAGCTTTATCTCCTTTTCTTGCTGTCATTAAAGCATCTACTAAATTTTTGTTGTAACCTAAACTATTTTTTGACCTTATAAGTGCAGGTATTCCAAGTCCTTGATTTTGTATTACAAAACCTTGCATAAGATTTTTTACTTCATCTATATTTTTAGTTTTTACTAAATTAAGTGCTAGCTCTGGGTCTTTAACTGCATCAAATATTTTTTTAAAATCATTTGATTCTGCAAACGCTGTTAAAAATCCTTCTGATTTAGGACTATTTAAAAAGTTATCAACAATACTAGGTATCTTTTCAAACTCTCCTGCTCTGTATGCTTTTTGTATTTTACCTTGTGTACTGTTAGCAAACTTTATACCTTTTGATATTTTAGAACCAACTAAAAATGGGTCAGTTACTAAAACTTTATAAAAATCAAAAGTTCCTGAAACTCCATTAAATAACAAAGTGTTTTGTTCTATGCCTGCAAGTTCTGCAATATACCTACCAGCAGTTATGTTTTGACCTCTATATTTATAGGCTTCTTGTTCTTCTAATGCTTCAGCGACTATTCTTCCTTGTGGAAAATATCCTTCACCAAAACTTTTCCATACTGCACCAGGGTCTTGACCTTCTCTTATTTTTTGTGCTGCTATACCTGCAGTAGATGCTCCTGCATTTTTGTAGTTGTCTGCAAATGTTTTACCAATAACTTTTTTTAAACCTGTAGGACCTTTACCTGTTAAAGCAGATAGTGTTAAAGCAACACCAGCAAGTTGACCAATTTTTTCTGTTTTATTAGCTTCATCTCTTGCAGCAGCAACATCTCCTATTGTAACATCTGGGTCACCTGCTAATCCTCTAGCAGATAAATCTTCTGCTTTTTGTCTTTGTATTTGACCTAATCCTAAAAAAGGTTCTTCTATAGTTTCTTCTGCTGTTTTTACAAAAGCTCTTACAGGTTTACCTACAGTTGAATTTGCTAAAGCTCCACCAATTAATGCTATTGTTCTAAATAATCCTTTAAGTGTTCCATATACAGGTTCACTTTGATATGTTGATTTATTCCAAAATTTCATACCTTCAGGTAATTTAAACTGTTCGCCTACTGCGTTAAATACTTTTCCAAAAGTAGAATTAAACATAGCTGAATTTACTACATCATTACCCATAGTATTTGGAAATGATGGTTGTGATTTAGGTACAGCTTTGTACTGCAGTTTTAAAAGTTCTTCAAATTGTTTATTATCAAGTCCTTTTAAAACAGCAGATGAAACCAAACCAGATTGAGCTCCAGGATATAACTTAGCTAACTCTTTAGTTCTTTCTACTTGGTCTTGTGTAAATTGGTTTTTCTTTTTGTTATAAGATAATTCTAATGCTCTACTTTTTTCTGTTATTTGGTTGTACTCTTCACCAAATGTGTATGGTCCAATAGGTTGATTTACCATAGTTAGATATTAAAAGTTTGTCTTATTGCATTTACATCACTATTTTCTGCTAAGTCAGCTAAAACAAGAAAATCTAAATCTCCTAGTTGTTCTTGTGTTATTGATGGAGGTACTGCTCCAGAAATTAAAGGTTCATTTATATTTTCAGTATCTCTTAATATATCTAATATATTATTCATTGGCATAGCTGGTACTACTGGTTGTCCACCTTCATTCATAGCAATTGATGTTTCTTCAGCTATTGGTTCAATTGCTCTTGTTTGGTCTGTTGTGTTTGTTGCTACAGGAGGTAAGTTTGTACTTCTTCCATCTACTACAGGTAAACCAAATTTGTCTATTTGCTTACCAAGTGGTTTACCTTTACCATAAGTCATACCTTTGGTTATGTTTTTGTTACTAGAACTCCTCGTTGCCATCTTCATCCTCATCATCATAAAACATAAATGTAGAACTAATAATCATATAACCAAAAGGAAAAGCTAATGGTGGCATTTGGTCATGGTATATCTTTGCTTCATCTCCAGCTTGAAAAATAATAGCATCACCTTTTTCATCAATATCACCTAACGAATTGTGTACTATATCTGCAAAATCATTATTCATTGACATTATCCACCCATACCTTGTAGTAATTGTGCTATGCCTGGTGGAGGACCCTGTGGTGGTAGGGAACCTCCTCCAAGCAATTCTTGTTCTGCATTTGGTATTTCTGGTTCTTCTGCAGTAAAGAACTTATCCAAAATATTTTGCATATCTGTTGGATTTTTTCTTATCTGCACAACAGCCATCGTTGCTTTAGGGTCTCCTTGTTGTGCCTGAGCCAATAATGTATCAAAAAGTATATTGTCTGCTTTTTCTTTTGTAATTCTACTGTTTACAGTTGTGAGGTTATCTAATCCATCAAGGTTCTCTTGTAGTGTTTGTGTGTCTATGATACCTGCTTGAAGTAATTGCAGCCCTGTCACAATCTTCTGTGGCTCATCATATCCAGCCATAGCACCATAAACTCTTCTAGTTTTATATGCACCTTGTATATCTTTTGATGGGTCATACTTTTCACTAAAAAATTGATTGTTGTAATAACCAGATAAGTCTTTAGATTTACCACCATACATTTTTGTATCCCATTCTAGTCTCTTAGAATCAATCATCTCTATAGCATCAGCCAT